AGAGCGAGTTGGTCGAATCCAGGATATAGCTTGATGCTGGTTTGATCGCCATTTTAGAACAACTTGCTGTGGAGGTTCACGGTGCCATTGGAAATCTGGATGACCAGGATGCTGTAGGCGGCGGCGTTGCTGACATCGAATGCCAGGAAGCCAGCAGTGATACTGTAGCCATTCGCGGCGATGTAATTCCCGGCCGCGTTCATTGCCCAACCCGATGTCGTGATCTCCCCGTTGGAAATGCTGATCGGATTGCCGCGCTCATCCCAGAGCACCAAGGCCAGGCCGATAATCGCGCCCGGCATGGTGCTGTCGGCGGTGATGACGAGCGTCCCGGCATCGGCAGTCGATATCTGGGTGAGGTTAGCGAGATCGTACTGCCCGGACACATCCGGCGTGGTGATACCCGTGCGGTCGGTCCAGGCGTACGTTGTTTTTGGATAGACGCATGACACTAGCTCTATGCTGCTGGTAGTGGTACTTGTGAAGCTCGTCGTATCCCCAGTCGGCACATCGGTGATCGTGAGCGTGCCGCTGCCAGAGCCGACCGCCAGAGTGAAGGTTGCCGCCGTGTTGCTCGTGACCGAGATCGAGCTGATCGACGCGCCTGTGCCGCCAGAGACGGAAAAGAGCGTCGCAGCCGTCTCTGATGACCAGAGCGTGTTTGTGCCGGTCGCCGTGATCGTCGGCGTGGTTCCCGTTCCTCCACTCGTCGGGGAGATCGTGAAGCTTGCCGTGTCGACCGTGAGGGCCGGAGAGGCCACGCCGTCGACCGTGATCGTGAACGTCCCGGTGCCCGACCCCGTCGTCACCCCCAGGGTCGCGGCCGTCCCACTGCTCTGGGTCCAAGTGCCCTTCGTCACGGTCGTGGTGCCCGTGACGCTGTTCTGCACGGTGACGGTGCTGCCCGACGTCCAACTCGTGCCTGTGCCAGTCAAAGTCAAGGTGAGGTTGCCGGCATGATTGGCGGGGATGGCCGAAGGGGAGACTGTGAAGCTGGCGGAAGACGCGGCCTTGAGGATGCTGTACGGGTTGCCGCCGCCGATCACCGAAAGCGTCGCGGCGTCCGTCGAGGCCAGCGCCCGACCGGACCAGATGTACATGTACTCGAACTGGCCGTAGAAGCTATATCCGGAGCTTGAGTAGCCGTTCAAGATCGCATTGATCTTCCAGGCTGTGGTCCCGGCGGTCAGACCGGTGATCGGGGTGGACGCCGTGCCGTCTTGATAGAGAGTGAGCGTGTAGGACCCTGAAGAGTATGCCGCCACAAGCAAGTAGTCGTGACGTGTGGCTGGGCTGCTGGCGATCTTCAGGGTCTGGGCGCCCGCTGGAATGAGACCGCCCACCCAGAGTTCGACATAGCCGGTCGAGTGCATCCAGATAAAGTTTTGGCCGGAATCGACAACGTCACCCAGCATGATGGTGTTCGAGTTGTCGCTGCCGATGTTGGGAATTTCGCATGCCCAGGCGATCGAGAAGCTGGAGTTGACGGGGATGACGAGGTTCGAGGCCAGACTGAGATATTCAGTGCCCGAGGAAGGCTGGAAGTTGGGGCCCTCGCTGTCCGGAGTACCCCATGTCAACCCGCCCGTCAACGTGGCTGTGCGCGCATTGCTCGTCTTGTCGGCTGTGGTCGTACCCGACCCTTCGAGCATGGGCCAGCAGCCGGCCATGTTCGTGTACAGCGAGTTGGTCGAATCCAGGATGTAGGTCGAGGCTGGTTTGGTGGCCATTGTTGCTGTCGCTCCCTTCGTTCGCTCAGCTCGCACTCTGACCGCAGTAAAATCCGTCGTAGGTTCCGCTGCCCGTGCACAGAAACGCCAGGGTGATCAAGCCCGATGCCGTCGCCGGCATGGCCGGAACGGCGTAGGTCGGAGTCATCCAGGTGATTGTCGACCAAAAGGTCGGGGTGTAGGGGCCTCCGCTCGCCGCCTGCGTGATCCGCAGGACAAACCTCTGGCCGACCGTGGGATTGGATAGGGCCAGAGTGCTGTTGGCTCCCAGCGTCACACTCTGGACGTTGCCGAGTGCCAGGTTGAACGTGATCGTGCTGCCGGGAGTCGCCGCGATGATCGAGCCCGCGCTCTGCGTGATCGTGAGGCCCGTGGTCGGGAGGTCGGCCGCGACGATGGTCCGCAGAGAAACGGCCCCGCTCGATCCGTTGGGAGTGGCGAGGAACTCGTTGGCCGTCTGGCCGGTCGTCGCCGTCACCGCCAGCGTGCCCGACGTCGTGATTGGTGATCCGCTGACCGTGAGCCATGAAGGGACCGTCATGGCCACACTGGAAACGCCTCCGCCTCCTGCCGTGGCGTTCAGAACCGACCCCGAGAAGCTCAGGTTGGTTCCCAGAGTGATGGCTGACGGCGCGGCGGACGACCCGGTCGGGTTGCCCATGAGCGAGGACGCCGGGAAGTTCGCCTGCTTGGCGAGTGTCACGGCCCCGGGCGAGATCGTGATGACCCCCGTGGACGTAACGAGCGTGGCATCGCCGGACATGGTAAACCCGCCGAATGATCCGGCGTTGTCGTACTGGATCTGGCCGGAGGAGCCGCCGGGCGTACCGCCGCCGCCCGAAGCAACCAGGGTCGTCCCCGAGAAGCTCAGGCCGGCCCCCAGCGTGATGGCCTCGGGAACGGTCGATGAGCCGGTGGGGTTGCCGAGCAGGGAACCGGCCGCGATGGGAGATGTGGCGCCGGGGGACGCCCAGGCGATTCCGGGATGACTTCCATCGGGCAAGACCGATCCCGAGGACGCCGTGAGAACATATCCGTCCGTTCCGGGCGGGAGCACTCCCCATTCCAAGCCCGGCGTTGGTGCAAGTACCGAGCCAAGCGGGACAGGTCCCGCCTGGGCAGCCAGTATCTTCCCCACGGGGATCGCCCCATGCTGGACGTTTCTCCGATCCAATTCCATCGCACCTCTCCGCTGATAGTTGGGAGTTATCAGTTGTCAATTGAGAGTTGTCAGATCTCGGCACAACTCCCAACTGACAACTCCCAACTGTCAACAATTGATGATCACGCCGAAGTCGGGACGGATGACGCCCAGGGCGTAGCCGAAGTCGACGGTGACGAACAGGGCCTGGTAGATGTGGACGTAAGACACCATGACCCGCAGGGGGATGCCCTGGAGGTCGATGTAGCTGACGTCGACGACGTTGCGGGCCTCGTCCGGCGTGGCGATCGGCCGCAGGGCCAGGGCGATGGCGTACTCGTGCAGGGCCAGGCAGGTGTACGCCTGCACGGTCAGGGTCGAGGCGCTGCTGATCGTGGCGCCGGCCCCGACGACAGTCGCCGCCGTGTTGCTCGTGATCGTCGCGATCTGGTACGGGGTCTGCGTCGTGTCGGCCGAGAAGACGACCCACTGGCCGACCGAGAGGGCCGTGGTGAATGCTGTGCCGCTGCCGGTGATGGTGTTGCCCGACATCGTGGCCGTGCCGGCGAGGTTGGTGATGAGACGGGCGGTCGTGGTTGCCGTGCTGCCTGCGTAGGTCGAGCTGAGCACGATGGCCGTGTCGCTGGTGATCGTGCTGACCTTGTACTGGGTCTTGGTCGGGTCGTTGCCGAAGACCAGGTAGCTCGTCCCGGCGACGAGCTGCTGGGTGAAGACGGTGTTCAGGCCGGTCACGTTGGCGCTACCGTTGGTCACCGTGAGCTGGCCGTAGAGGATCGAGCCCGACGCCGTCGGCATCTGCTGATCCCAGATCGGCTGGAAGTTGAAGGCGTGCGCCAGATCAGCCTCAGTGCGCGCCTGCTTGGCGATGACTGCCGAAACCAAGCTCTCCTGCACCCAGGCCGAATCGCCGAGCATCTTGCGATAGACCTGGTTGTGGACCATGAGCCGGAGCTTGTCGGAGTCCTCCAGGGGGACCTTCTGGTCCGCCAGGGTGGCCCAGGCGTTGAGCTGATCGGGGACCTGGACCTCCCCCTGGGTCGCGCCGATGATCGGGGCGTTGCTGTTGAAGTTGGTGGGGGTGATCAAGGCCGCGATCTGGCCGTTCAGATACTCACGCGCCCGCTTGGAGCGGGGGTCGAAGAACTTCTGGGCCAGGTCGACTGCGGTCTGCCACTGCTCGAAATCCTGAAACTGCAGCGCGGCGCCCGCCCGGGTCTGGAAGACCAGGGGGATGTAGTTGGGGTTCACGCTGGTGGCGGTGAGCTGGCCGTTGTTGATCGCCTGGAGCGGACCGACGTCGGGGAAGTAGACGTCGACCGTCTTGCCGATGCGGGCGGCTTCCGGCTTCACGTCCTTGTAAACGGCATCCAGGAGCGCGGTACGGCCAACCTTCGCCCGGTTGTATTCGTCCGCACCCGCCACCAAAGTCTCAAAAAAGGCGGCAAAATTGTTAGCCACAGATGACTCCTCGGACGGGGCGTTGCCCCGTGCTGGATTGTTCCGGCCCTTTCAGGGCCTCTCTGAATGCCGCGGCTCAAGATCGAGCCACGGCCGGTGAAACTGAGAACTCACAACTGACGACCGGCAACTCCTTGCTCAGCGGAACCTGCCTTCCTTGGCCGCCGCCGTGATGATCTCGCGGTTGCGCGGATCCAGCATGAACCTGGGGTCCGCTCTCATTTCAGCCGTGACGATCGTGCCGTCGCCGCCCTTGTTTCGCTCGGTCGACCGCCCGCCGCCAGCGGGCTCGGGAGCGGCGCCGGTCTCCAGCCCGTACTTCGTCCTTGACGATTGCCGATTTTGGATTTTGGATTCCGCATTCCGCATTCCAAAATCCGCATTATCCGAAGGCTCGAAGGCGTAATCGGCACTCTTGCGGAGGTCCTCCACGAGCTTGCCGAGGGCTTTCTCGTCGGGCTCGTCGGCCTCGGCCTTGTAGCCGGAGACCTGCCAGAGGTGCTTGAGTGCGGCGTCCTTGGCTTTCGCACCCTTGGCCAGCTCGGCGAACTTGTCGTAGTGCCGGCGATCGCGGATCGCGCTCTCCAGCTCGGCGATCCGGGCGGCCTGGGCGTCGGGAGCAGTGACCCTGGCCTGGAGGTCGTCCCGCTCGATGGAGATGGTCTCGTGCGCGTCACGGAATTCATCCCGCTCGCCGGTGATCTTCTCAAGCTGCGTGATCAAGCTTTCGACTTGCCGCTGCAGAATGT